GAGCTTTTGGGCGGCTCTCATGTCGTTAGCCTCAGTGCAGATGACGAGCTGATGCCAGGTGTGGTTCAGAGTGTCATGCGTCACCGGCAGGCTGCTGTGATTTTCCATGACTACTATTGCCGCAAGCCAGGTAAGTGGCCGCATGGCATAGTGAGGTGTGCTGAGCCTTCACAGCAGGTGACGCTGCCTGCGTTGTTTGTTCGTGAACGCCTGCTAAGCGATGCCCTGCCGGTCGAGACTGGCATTGGCTCTGCCATCAGGCACGACTGGCTCATGCGTCTTTGTGAGCTTGAGTATTGGCGAATGGGGCCATGGGCTGACGCTATCGGATACGCCGTCGTGGCGGCTCTTGGTGGTGCTGTCTACGTCCCGCAGCCTGGGGCGATCTTCACAGAAGACGATGCTGGCTACGGAGAGAAGTCGAGAACTGGCCCGGACGCTGCTCGGTACATGGTGGAAGTCTGGGCCTTTCTCAAACGCGCAGAAGTTCCGCCAGACGTGGCGGCAGCCCTGTGCCGAAAGCGGGGTGTGCATGCCTGAGATGCCATCTAATCTGTGGCAGCCGCATGAGCCCTTTTCTCACGACTACGCCCAGCGTGCCGAAGAAGGCGCGGCCCGGCTGCGAAACTCAAAGGTTGCGTTTGTTGGGCTGGCCCGAAACTGCGCCGTGCGACTTGCCCAGAATCTTGGCCACCTCGAGCAGCTGCAGGATGTCTGCGGCTCATGGTCGATGCACATTGAGAGCAACGACTGCGAAGATGCCACGCTAGACGTGCTGCATGACTACTGCCGCGAGAAGCCGCAGGCGACTTTTCACTACCAGATTCTCGGGCGCGAGCAGCATACTTCAGAGTTCGCCGGCCGCCGCACGATCGCCCTAGCGGAATACCGGGACTCATGCCAGCGGTGGGTCAAGTCATGTTCCGCCGATGCGGATTACGTGTGCGTCATTGACTGGGATGCGTGGGGCGCATGGAACCATCAAGGCGTGCTCAACGGCTTTGGCTGGCTGGTTGAGTTGCAAGGTGCGTACGGCATGGCTAGCACCAGTTTGTTTCAGTACGACTTCGGCAGTGGCCCGCAGTGGCACCATTACGACTTGTGGGCCCTGCGTGGCGTTGGCCAGGCCGATTGCTACTTTGACACATACCAAAACGGGTATGGCGGCTTTGGGTACACATGGCTGCCGCCGGTTGGCTCGCCGCCCGTGCTTGTCTCGTCTGCATTCGGCGGCCTGGCGATCTATCGCACCGAGGCCTACCTGCGTGGAACGTATGACGGCGTGAGAGACTGCGAGCACGTTCCGTTTCACGAGAGCATCGCACGGGCGACAGGGCAGCACCTGTACCTAAACCCGTCGCAGCGAATGCTGATGAGTTGGATGGAGACTGCTGATGCGGCGAACAGTCTCAACCGCGTGTAAGTCCTTCCAATCGTTGCTGGCGAACGTGTGGGCATCTGGTTCCACATACGCCGAGATGACGCTGTTTCTGGGCGTCACGAAAGACCAGCTGTTTCGGCTTCGTGACCGGCTGAAGCTGCCTCTGCGGCTGGACCGCAGTAAACGGCAGAAGCCACCACGCCAGCGAGATCCTACGCCCGAAGAGATTGCCCAGCGGTGTGCTGAGATTCGGTCCAAGCACCTCGAGGCCCGTATGGCTGAGCCCGACAACCGGGTCTATCGCAAGGGCGAGCACGACTTTATCCGGTTCAAGCTGGAGCGTGCCCGCGACCAGGACGCCGACGCCCTAGAGCAACTGATCGACGACTTTGGTGACCCATGAAGAAACCACACGATCAGGTAGTACGTCGGCTCGTCGTCGAATACGGGCACTGGTACGTGTACGTGTATCTCACGGACGACGCCGGGAAGGTTGTCGAGGAAGAGGCGTTCAAGCAGCCGTTTCGGCTAGAGCGCAAAGAGGTGGCCGACGAGTCAATGGACTGCTTTCACCAGACGTACCAATGGATCTTGGACACCACCGTGTTTTCTGCAAGTGACGGCAAAGAGCCGCCAGACTTCAAGGAAGGAGACTGAACATGCCCGACTTTGGTGCCACGCCCGTCGAAGCCCAGCAGTACGGGAACCTGAACCTCTGGCAGTCGCTCATGCTGCTCCAGCGGTGGGCTCCACTCATTGGCTACGGCCAGCGGTTCATGGCTGAAGCTGACCCGTACAAGCGGTCGCTGATCGTGTCGGACGCCGTCGAGTGGCTGGCGTCGCAGACGCAGGCCAAGGCTGACGACGAGCTCGTGACCAAGCTGGCCGCCGTGCTCAAGACGCCGGCCGGCGAGGATCTGGTGCGTTGGGTGATGGCGCAGGTGGAGGCCGTGCGGTGACAAATGAGTCCCTCATTCGCACCGCCGCCGTGGTGGCGGCAGCTGCTTTTCTCGCTGCGCCGTACCGGCAGCAGCTGGCTGGCTGGCTCTCTCAGGCCGCCAAAGCCGCCCAAGCCCACGGACCACTTGTCGGCCGATTCGCCGCAGCGGTCCTGCTAATCGCCGCAGCCTGGGGCAAGGTGCCGCTACCCCGGCTGCCGGAGCCGGCCGTGCCTGTTGTCACCGTTGATACGCCGAGCGACTCCATGCAAGCCACCGTCCAACCGATTTCCCAGGCACTGAAGGCCGCGCCGATTGGCGACAGGATGCTGTGGGCCAACCTCTGGAGCAAGGCGGCCACCGTCGTGGCCGGCGACGAGCTGGGCACCGAGGTTGTCATCACTGACACTCGTGCCCTGCGGCTGTTCACGACGCTGGCTCTCGACATCGGCTGGCGTCGAATCGGCGACCACAAGCCAGGGACGTACGCCGGCCTTCGCCAGGCGGTCGAGAAGGCCATGGGCGAAACACTGAGCCTGGACGCTCGGCCGGTGGACGCCGAGACGCGAGCCAAGGTAGTCGAGCTCTATCGGGCAATCGCATGGGCCGGCATGGCCAAGGAGTGAGCGATGCCCTGGGATGCCAATGCCGAGTACCTGAGCGGCCTTGCAGGCGTCTACGCCGACCCGGCTGCGTCTGAGCGTCTGACTCAGTACCTGCTCCAGCAGGGCCAGGCTCCTGACGGTGGCACGACATGCCGACGCTACGGGCTCGTGGGCAGCGGTGCCGGCAAGCTCTGGGCACCGTTTGAAATCATGCAGCGAGTTTTTCCAGACTGCCTGCCGGCGTCGGCACAGACCCGAGGCGACTGCGTCAGCCACTCGACACGGAACGCCTGTCTGGGCACGCTCGCCTGCGAGATTGCCGCTGGCAAGCCAGACGAAATCACAGGCCTGGTTGAGGGCTCGCCAGACCTTGCCGATGCCGCCCGTCGTGACGGCGTGCTGAGCACCGAGGCGATCTATTGGTTTCGCCAGCATGGCGGCGATGGCTGGAGTTGCGACCACGCCGCCGAGGTGGTGCTGAAGGAGTCGGGCCTGTGGGTGCGAAAGCGTTACGAAGCCCTCGGCATTGACCTGACGCAGTACGACGGCAAGGTAGCTGGCAAGTGGGGGGCGACGAGGCCACCCGCCAGCGTGCTCGAGATCGGCCGGCAGCACCTCGTACGCACGGCCACTCGGGCCCGGACGTTTGAGGAAGTCCGCGACTTGGTCGCCAACGGCTACTGCATCAGCAGCTGCGGCACCGAGGCGTTCCAGAACACCCGCGACGCCAACGGAGTCTCTAAGCGGTCAAGCGGCACATGGGCACACGCCATGGCCTACCTCGGCGTGGACGACCGAGACGAGACGCGAAAGGCCTACGGTCAGCCGCTCGTGCTGGTACAGAACTCGTGGGGCAAGTGGAACACGGGCGGGCGTGCAGTCATGGGCACGATGCTTGAGATCCCTCACGGCTCGTTCTGGGCCAAGTGGTCCGACATCAGCGGACGCTACTGCATCGCCTTCTCTGGCGTGAATGGGTGGCCAGCCCAGCAACTGCCCAACTGGACGGGAGACGTACTGTGAGGCTCTTGGTCGCCATCTGCATTGTGACGGTTGGGTGCGTGATGACGCTGCCGGCCGATGACGCATCACTGACTGCGGACCTGGCTGCCGAGACGGCAAAGGCTGTGGTGCAGATGCGGAAAACGCCGGGGCCTGCTCCGAAGCCTGCTGGTGACAAGTGCTCGACTTGCGGAACCAAAAACCCGCCGGGCGGTGGCTGGCTCGGTGACGGCACGGTCAAGGTTCCGTGCCCAGAGTGCAACAAGGCGAAGGCAGCGAAATGACCCGCGACCAACTCATTTCCGAAGTCTGGGCCGAGTTGCCGCCAAGGCGTTACCTGCTCGGCCGCAAGCGTGGCGAGCGGATCATTGCCCGCACGCTCAAGCGGTGGCCTGTGCCAGTGCTCTACCAGTGCGACGCCGAGCAGACGAACGTGGTGGGCGAGCACCTGGCCCGCACCATCGAACGCCAGGAGCGTGCCGAGTACGGCATGGGCTTCTTCGCGTCCATCATTCTGGCCGCCATCGTTTCCGAGATCGTGAAGATCCTGGTGCGTCGTTGGCTGGAGAACCGGGTCGAGATGCTGGAGGCACTCCAGTGACTGACGCCGCCAAGGAGACGATTTACTCAGCGTTGAGAGATTACGGTTTCAGCGTAGTCGTGGCCTTGGCCGCCGGCTGGGTGCTGCGGAACGACGTGCTGATACCGCTGGTGGAAGAGCACCGGACGTTCGTGCGGTCGCTGAGCGAGACGCAGAGCGAGATCAGCAAGGCCGTCACCGAGCAGACCAAGCTGCTCTATGAGATGAAGCACATGAGGGACCAACCATGAGCATGTCGCCAAGACTCCTGCGGCCTCGAGCCACGGGGTTCAATCCGAAGAGCATCAGCGGGCTTGTCGCTTGGTTTGACGCCGACGACACCTCTACGTTCACTCTGTCTGGCACCGCCGTATCAGAGTGGCGAGACAAAAGCGGAAACGGATATGCGGTATCGCAGCCCACGGGAAACAATCAGCCGGCCAGGACTGGAACACTTCGCGGCCGCGCGACGGTCGGCTTTGACGGCACTAACGACGTTCTCTTCGCCGACAACACCGGACTCTCGGCCGCCTATAGCGGCGACAAGAGCATCACCGCCTTCGCTGTGGGCGAGATGCACACGTCCGCCGAGTACGGGGTTAACTTGCTAGGCACATGGTTCTCGTTCGGATCTACGTCGTCAGGGGTGCCGTTCTGGTACATGCGATCCACTCCTGGCGCAGGCGGCGCACAGGTGCAACTGCGGAACGACGCCTCCTCCGCTACTGGCTCAATCACCAACGCGCAAGGCCCAGCAGGAGACGGAGCAGCAGCCGAATCGCTGCGCGACTTTTTCATCTGCTCGGCGACCAGCCCTTCGCAGGGCACGCAAGTCTGGCGCACGCACACCGTGATGTATTCGGAAGGCGACGGCATCGGTAACCGAAGCTCAGCCGGCGGCTTGTTCGGCAGCGTGACAACCGCTGCAGCAAGCAGGCCAGCAGGGAACACGACAGTGAACCGGTTCTCAATCGGGTGCCTCGGACGGAACACGTTTTCAGATTATTTTCCGGCTAGGCTCTCCGAAATCATCATCTACGGGAAGGTTCTGTCGGATGCAGAGCGCACGGCGGTCGTGCGATTCCTCGCCAAGAAATACACCAACGAGCCGATTCCGGTGCTTTGATGAAATACTTTCGCTGCGATGCTGGCGACGAGGCGTACGAGCAGGCACGGCTCGCCTTGGACGCCGCATGGGGCCACCCAAACGCCGACACGAAGACTCAGACGTGCATTGACCCTGCGGCGGTTGCGCCACGCGACTCAGCAGGCCGCATCGTGCTGGCGGTCAATGACGAGTTCTGTGCCTACCCGGCCGCTGCCGAGATGCTCTCGTTGATGCTTGGAAGCGGTGCGGCAGTAGAGATTTCAGAGGCCGACTACCGAGCGGCGACAGATAGGCCGCTGAGCTAACCAAACGTGAAACCCCCCAGAAAACGCACGCAGCAGATACCCTAGAAGCAGGCCACGCATAACTGCAAGACGCCCAGCCTTTTGGCGTATGGTGACGGCAGGCCACGATTCGGGCACGACCCGAGCCAAACCAAGGAGCAACCATGTCACAGGTCAAGATCAAGCGTCTGTTCCGGGTGGTGACCGCAACGGTTACCACGGCCACCAGCACCTGCACGACACTGCGCATGGAAGACATGGCCGGGGCGATCCTCGAGCTGCCGACGATCACGACGAACGCCGCCACCATCAACGTCTGGGGCAACGACACTGACAGCGGTTCGTTCTGCCAGCTGTACGGCAGCGACGGCTCAGTTGCGTCTATCACCCTCAGCCCGAGCACGGTGAACCGCACGGCATACGCCCTGCCCGACGCTGCGTACGCTTTCCCGTACGTGAAGCTCGTGGCGGCAAACACCAACGCCACGGCCACGGTTTCCGTGGTCATGAAGTCCTAGTGCCTAATCGCATCCCCGCCCACAGGCCGCTGCGTCTGGTAGTCCGCCGTTCGCGCGACGACTCGGCCAGGCCAAACGCGGCAGCCCGTGGGTATTGTGACAAGGCACACCGAGCGTGGCGTAAGGCCGTGCTCACCCGTGACGCATGGACGTGCCGTGAGTGCGGGCGCGTGTGCAGCGACAAGCGAGAAGCCCAGGCGGACCATATCGTGCCGATACGCCAGGGTGGCGCGCGGTACGACCTGGCTAATGGACAGACGCTGTGCCTGGTGTGTCACGGGCGGAAGACCGCTTGCGAGGGTAGGGGGCGTCAAAAAGTGCAGGGCGAAATGGTCGCCAAACCGCTCGGCTTAGTCAAGCGCACTCACCCGCAGGAAATCGCAGAGGGGTAGGACTGCCTGAACATTTGACAAGGCCCGCATCTTGCGGGCATGTGTTACACGTGCCGTGATTGTCAGCAGCCCGTTGCCAAGAAGGGCTTGAGGGGGCCGACGCCACAGAGATGTGAGGTATGCAACAAACGCCGCACTGCGTTTCGGCAGCGGCAATGCCAGAAACGCTACTGCGAAAAGATTGGGCGTCCGTACCGGGGCCGAGACGAAGACGTTTCTCAGTGTTGCGATTGCGGGCACGCAACGCCACCTCGAGGTAATCGCGGGCCAATCAAGCTGCGATGCGAAAGTTGCAGTAAGCGCAAACAAAAAGAGGGGCGACGGCTTCGGCACGAACAATCAAAGGCTCGCTTCTCGCACCAGTGCGAACGCTGCAAGAAAACATTCTGCTGCTCGCGATCGCGTCAGCCGTACTGCTCGTACGAGTGCATGCACCTTGGCCAACGACGCCGCATTACGGTGAAGTGCGCGCGTAGTGGATGCGAAACATATTTTGAGGCGCAGCCCAGCCAACTCCAAGGCGGGCGGCGATACTGCTGTCGAGAGTGCTCATACCCACCGAAGCATGTGTGCCAGAACCCTTCATGCGGCAAGCCGTTCAGGCCTAAGCATAAGCGCGCAAACTCGCCATGGGCCGGCAAAGGAAAATACTGCTGCAAGACCTGCTATCAGGACCATCGTTTCGGTGTGGAGCGGCCAGGCAAACGGCCAGGGCCTGCGTTGCTCAAGGCAGCGTCACGCAGCGCATTGAAAACATCGCTGCGGAAGAAATGTAGGCTGCTAAATGTTCCCTTCGATCCTGAGTGCACTCGGCATGCAGTCTGCGAGCGAGATAGTTGGGTGTGTCAGCTGTGTCACGTAAAATGCAACGTCGAGTACATCCTTGATCCAGTGACCAGAACCCCAAGCAGGCTAAATGCGGAGCACGATCACATAATTGCCCTTACGACCGCCGGCAGCCCAGGCAACGTATTCCCGAACTCTCAGTGTTTGTGTCGTGCGTGCAACAGCAGCAAGAGGACAAAGAGCAGAGGCCAGCACCGCCTAGACTTTGAAGGATCGGTAAAACGATGGGAAAACGAGGACCGCCGGCGACGCCAACGACACTCAAGATCTTGCGAGGAAACCCCGGCAAGCGCCGTCTAAACAAGGACGAGCCGCAGCCTCCGGTCGGTGGCGTGACTATGCCAGCGCACCTTGGCGAAATCGCCGCTGCCCGTTGGCGTGAACTGCTGCCGATGCTGCAAGCCGTCCGGGTGATGACGCAGGCCGACATTGAGGCGCTTGCTCGTTATTGCGACACGTACGAGTGGTGGCTTGCCACAAGGGTCAAACTCAAGAAGGACGGAGACACGTATCCGATCCTCAACGATGGCGGTGAAGTGAAATACATCGCCCAGCGGCCAGAGGTGTCGATTGCTCACAAACTCGCCCAGCAGCTGCGACAGCTAGAGCAGGACTTCGGCCTAAACCCGTCGGCCAGGGCGTCACTGCATGTCGAAAAGCCGCAAACGTTCGACGACGACGAAGACAGAAAGATGTTCGGCTGAAAAGCCGTGCAATGACTGCGCGTCGTGCATCGCTGTGCGTTTCTTTGAGAAGCACCTGACACACGCCAAGGGCGAACTCGGCGGCAAGCCGTTCGTGCTTGAGCCGTGGCAGAAGCAGTACGTGTGGTCGCTCTTCCGCGAGCGTGACGGACGACGAGTGGTCCGCACGTCGCTGCTCGCACTTCCTCGCAAAAATGGCAAGAGCACGCTTGCGGCCGGGATCGCTCTAAGGGGGCTAATGGAGCCGGAGCCAGGAGCCGAGTGCTATTCCTGCGCTGCGTCTCGTGATCAAGCACGGCTTGTCTTTGATACCGCAAAGATCGCCGTTGAGCAGTCTCCGGTACTGTCGAAGTACCTAAAGGTTTACCGCAACGCCATTGTGCGTGAGTCAACGCACTCCACGTACAAGGCACTTTCTGCTGAGGCAGGAATCCAGCACGGGCTTTCGCCGCATCTGGTGGTTTTTGACGAGTTGCACGTGAGCAACCGTGAGATGTGGGAGGTGATGATCAGCGGCCAGGGCGCACGCCGCAACCCGCTGACGGTGGCGCTGACAACGGCCGGCTGGGATCGCCGAAGCGTGTGCTGGGAAGTTTGGAAGTACGCGGAGGCCGTCAGGGACGGCGTCGTTAAAGATGACACTTTTCTCCCGCTGATCTTTAGTGCTCCGAGCGACGCCGACTGGAAGGACGAGTCAGTTTGGGCGAGTGCTAATCCAAACCTTGGCGTGTCGGTAAATCTGGACTTCCTCCGCAGCGAGTGTGCTCGAGCCGTTGAGATGCCGGCTTATGAGTCTGCGTTCCGGCAGCTGTACTTGAATCAGTGGGTGGAAGTGGAAACAAGGTGGCTGCGCATGGACCACTGGTCGCAAGGCAACGGGGCCTGCCCGGTTGATCTTTCCGGCCGGGAGTGCTGGGCAGGGCTCGATTTGGCCACGACGTTCGACACTACGGCACTTGTCCTGCTGTTCCCTATGGACGACGGCACGTTTTGGGTTGAGCCGCACTTTTGGATACCCAGCGAAAACGCTCATCAACGTGAACGTCGAGACAAGGTGCCGTATGTGACGTGGAGCCGTCAGGGACATCTGCACACGACAGACGGAAACGTGACGGACTTCGAGCAACTGCGGCGAGACATCAACGGCATCTGCGCAAAATACCGAGTTCGTGGCATAGGCCTTGATCCATGGAACGCTGCCCAGCTGGGCCAGCAACTGCAAGGGGATGGCCTTCCTATGCAAGACTTCCGGCAGGGCTATGCCTCGCTCTCAGCGCCCAGCAAGCAGCTGGAAAACTGGGTAGTCAGCGGCAAGCTTCTACACGGCGGCCACCCAGTGCTCGGCTGGCAGGCTGCCAACGTGGCCATTCAGAGCGATTCTGCGGCCGGAAACATTAAGCCAAGCAAGAACAGAAGCACAGAGCGAATAGACGGCATTGTGTCGCTTGTAATGGCTATTGGCCTCTGGCAGACGGCCACGGCACCAACGGAACAAAACTGGGACATCGTCACCATATGATCGCTCACGTTGAGTCTGCCGAAGAGAAGGGTTACCGCATCATCGACTTGCGGGGCTCGTACGGGGACAGCTGGAGCGAGTCGCCGGCCCGTGGCCCGGCTGGTGTGCGAATCACGCCCGAGACGGCCCTGCAGTGCTCGGCGGTGCTGGCCTGCGTGCGGCTGATCGCTGAGAACCTTGCCACGGTGCCGCTGCACCTGTACCGGCGGCTGTCTGAGGGCGGCAAAGATCGCGCCCGTGATCTGCCGCTGTACCGCATCCTGAACCAGCAGCCCAACGGCTGGCAGACGAGCTTTGAGTTCCGGGAGATGCTCACGGCTCACTGCCTACTCTACGGCAACGCCTACGCCGAGGTCCGCAGCGGTGCCGCCGGTGCTGTCTCTGAGTTGTGGCCACTGCACCCGAGCCGGATGAAGGTTGAGCAGCTGGAAGACGGCAGCCTGCGGTACTGCTACCGGGAGCAGCACGGAAACGAGACGCACTACCGGCAAGACCAGATCTTTCATCTGCGGTGGCTGAGCAACGACGGCGTGATGGGCATGCTGCCGATCACGCTGGCTCGTGATGCCATCGGCCTGGCCCAGGCCTTGGAGGCTCACGGCGGTGCCTACTTCGGCAACGCCTGCCGGCTGTCGGGGCTCATGGAGTCCGACAACCCGATCACAGTGGAGACGGCCGAGCGGCTGCGTGAGCAGTTTGAGCGGTTGCACCGTGGGGCCGACCGTGCGTTCCGCACCGCCGTTCTACCGCAGGGCGTGAAGTGGAAGGACGTGCAGGGCACGAACGAGTCGAGCCAGTTCTTGGAGTCTCGGTCGTATCAAGTGGTCGAGATCTGCCGGGCCTACCGCGTCGATCCGTCCTACGTGCAAGACAAGACCAAGGTGGGATACGCCAGCCAGGAGCAGGCGGCCATCGACTTGGTTCAGCAGACTCTGCTGCCGTGGTTCCGTCGCTGGGAGTCCGCCATCACCCGTGATCTCGTCGTGCGGGATGACGTGTACTTCGCCGAGTTCGACACCCGAGGCCTGCTGCGTGGCGATTTGGCCGCCCAGGCCAACTGGCTGCGGGAGATGATCGGCCTCGGCATCTACTCGGTGAACGAGGCCCGCGAGGTTCTCAACATGAACCCGATCGGCCCCGAGGGCGACCAGCGGTACATGCAGCTGAACATGACGACGATGCAGGGCATTGCCCTGGACGCTGCCGGCAACGCTGGCACGCCAGTGCCGGCCGCTGACACGTCGCCGCAGTCCTACACAGACAAGCTGCTGGCCGGGCCGCCGCCAGAGAACGACACGCCCGTGAGGCCCGCCGGGCCTGCACCTCGAGCCCGCCGCAACACTCGCAAGAAGCCCAATGGCTAAGTACGACAACATCGACTTCACGCCGCCCATGGGCGTGAGAAAGGAGGCGGCCAAGGGGCTGGAGTGGCGTAACAAGTTCAACCGTGGAGGCACCGCTGTTGGCGTTGCCCGTGCGCGGGACTTGTCGAACGGCACGAACATCAGCCCCGACACCGCACGCCGCATGGCGTCGTACTTCGCTCGCCACCAAGTGGACAAAAATGGGCATGGCTTCCAGCCTGGCGAAGACGGCTTCCCGAGTGCTGGGCGTATAGCGTGGGCGCTGTGGGGCGGCGACCCCGGACAAGCATGGGCAAACAAACTCACCAGGCAGATGGATGCCGCTGATAACGAGGGCCGAACAATGACCACTGAGATGGAACGCCGATCAATCCCGCTGCCCCTTAGCATCGAAACCCGTGCCGACGGAAAGTCGGTGATTCGTGGCATGGCGGCCCGCTACCGGGTTCGCTCTGTGGATCTCGGTGGCTTTACCGAAGAGATCATGCCTGGGGCGTTTGATGGCGTGATGAAGCGAGAAGGCCGCAACGTCGTCGGGCTCTTCAACCATGACAGCAACATCGTGCTTGGCACCGAGCGTGCCCGTACGCTGCGGCTGTCGGCCATGGAGGACGGGCTGGGCTACGAGCTCGACCCGCCGGCCACCAGAGCGGACATCGTTGAACTCATCCAGCGCGGCGACGTGTGGGGCTCTTCGTTTGCGTTCACGATTGCCCGAGACGGCGACGAGTGGACGACCGACGACGACGGCCAGCACCTGCGATACGTTCGCCAGATCGACGGACTGTACGACGTTGGCCCCGTGCTCACGCCGGCCTACGGCGACACGAGCGTGACGGTGGCCCGCCGTTCGTTGGAGCGGCACCTACAATCGCACCGACCGGCGCTGAAGCTGCCGGCTCTTCGACGGGACGCGAAGACCGAGACGGCGATTCGTCGGTTTCTGAGGCAGCATGGCCGTAAAGTCCGGTGATTCGTGCTCCTGCTGCAAGCGGGCACGCCTTGGCGTAGTGCGTTCGTGCGCTGCTGGCCAGTACCAGATCCGCTACCTCAAGTGCCCCAAGTGCGGCGCTCGGGAGCGTAGCGTCGTGGCTGCAGACAACATCCGTCGGCGGGGCGTCGTTTCCTAAGTAGGAAACAACTCGCTCCTGCGTTCTGCAAGGAGTGGCACGGCCGGCTCTACGGTGCGGATAGGTCACCACCTACCGCACACAGGAGCCACTCACATGGCCAGCCGCGTCAAGGAACTGCTCGACGAACTCGCTTCGACCCTCGCCGAACTCGGCATGCTCGAGGAGAGCGAGCCGACGGAAACCGCGATGCAGGGCGACGAGTCCGCGCCCGCTGATGGCGAGCGATCGGTCGTCTCGGCCGTCGAGGCCCGCCAGGCGAAGTACGACGAGCTCCTGGCGAAGGCTGAGCGGATCAAGTCTGCGATTGCCAAGGCCGAGCAGGCCGAGGCCCGCAAGGCCGAACTGCTCAAGACGCTCAACCGGGCGGCCCCGGCCGCTGAGGTTGCCAAGCCCCGCATCGAAGCGGTCAGCACCCGTGGCTACAAGCCCGGCGTTTTCGAGTCGCCCGAGGTGGCCCACCGCTGCGGCCAGTGGCTCAAGGCTCACTTCGGTGATCGTCAGGCCCGTCAGTGGTGCTCGGACCACCTCGGCGCTGAGTACCGCGACATGGGCGGCCAGGTGAACAGCCTCGGCGGTGCCCTGGTCTTCGAGGATTTCAGCAATTCGATCGTGAGATTGGTCGAGCGCTTCGGCGTGGCCATGAACGTCTTCCAGAACGTGACCATGTCTTCGGACACCCTGTTGGTGCCCAAGCGTCTGACCGGCGTCACCTCGTACTGGCTGGGTGAAAACTCGACCATCACGACCAGCGACCCGACCGCGACGATGGTGCAGCTGGTGGCCAAGAAGCTGGCCTGTGCGACGAAGGTGAGCAACGAGCTCCTGGCCGACAACGCCATCTCGGTGGCCACGTGGCTGGCCCAGGAGTACGCCACCTCGCTCTCTGGTGCCATCGACGACGCAGCGTTCAACGGCACGGGCACCTCGAGCTACGGCGGCATCCGTGGCCTCGCCCAGATCGACGACGGCACGCACACCGCGTCCGTGCACTCTGCGGCCAGCGGCAACACCTCGGTGGCGGCCCTGGACATTGACGACTACCTCGGTGCTCTCGCCAAGCTGCCCAGATACGCCATCGGCACCTCGGCCTGGTACATGCACCCCGGCGTGTACCACAACTCGGTGCAGCGCATGATGCTGTCGAGCGGCACTGCCGGCTCGGGCACCATCGGTGCTCTGGCTGGTGGCAACACGGCGGCTAACCTCGCCCAGGGCACGCCCAACACCTTCCTCGGCCTCCCGGTCGTCTGGGTGCTGAAGATGACGGCGGCTCCGACCACGGGCACCATCGCTGCCTACGTCGGCGACCTGTCGCTGGCCGGCATCATGGGCATCAAGTCCGACATGCAGGTTGCGACCTCGTCTGACCGCTACTTCGAGGCGGACCAGACCGCCTTCCGTGCGGTGCAGCGGCTCGACATCAACGTGCACTCGCTCGGCTCGACCAGCGAGGCTGGCCCGGTCGTGGCTCTCAAGCTGGCCTGAACCTGACACCCTCCCCGGAGAACCTTGATCCATGAACCACGCATCGGGCAACAAGAGCGTCACCAAGGCGGCGTCGAGCGTTGCGGCTTCCGCTACGCACTCGCACGAGATCGACACGCTCGGCTTCAAGTACGCCAGCATCGACGTGATCTACTCGCCGTTCACGGCGGCCACCTCGAGCTACGCCAGCGTCTTGAAGGTGCAGGAATCGGACGCCAGCGGCTCTGGCCAGGCGGACGTGACCGGCCTGTCTATCACGGCGGGCGCGGGCAGCACGACCGGCGCGAACGTCGGGGCGGTTGCCCGGTTCAACGTCGATCTGCGTGGCCGCAAGCGGTATCTGACCGTGGTGACGAGCCCCGGCAACACCGTGGCGGTTGTGACGAGCGCCCGGCTCAGCAAGGGCGAAAGCCACGCCGTCACGGCGACTGAGTCCGGCGTCAACAACGTCGCCAGCCTCTGATCGCTGGACACGCCACGTACAACGCCCAAAGCGGGCGGCTGGGTTCGCCCGGCCGCCCGTTGGCGTTTACATAGGAGCCTGCCCTTGAAAGTCCGTGTCGGCCAGGTTGAGCACGATCTTCGAGTCGAGGCGGCGTTCAGCGTGCCGCGTCTCGGCTTTCAGGACAACTTCTTCTGCACCATGCAGAGCCTGCTGCCGCTGAACATTCGCCCTACCAAGTTCACGGGGGCATTCTGGGAACAGTGCCTAGATCGTGTCCTGCTGGACATGATTGAACGGACTGACTGGGTTCTAGTTGTCGATTTCGACAGCGTGTACGAGGCCGACACCATCCAGCGTCTGATGACGGCAGCCTTGATCAGCGGGTACGACGCCGTGGCCCCGCTGCAGACGAAGCGTGACGAGGGCGTGCCTATGTTCACGCCCGAGGGCCACGACGGCACCATTGGCACGGTGCAGCTGCCAAACGCATGGTTTGAGGCGGTAATTCAGCCCGTCGAAACTGCTCACTTTGGCTGCACGCTCATTCGCTCGTCAGCACTCAAGCGGACGGCAACGCCGTGGTTCCTGGGCACGCCCAGGCCCGATGGCCATTGGGGTGACGCACCAGCCGGCGAAGTGACACGGACAGACCCGGATATTCACTTCTGGCGTCAGTTCAAGGCCGCTGGCAACACGCTAGGTATTGCCCCGCAGGTGGCGATTGGCCACGCAGAACTCAAGTTCACCTGGCCGGGCCGGGATCTCAAGCCCGTCTACCAGAGCCCCAGCGACTACTGGAACAAGGGTGGCCGCAGGCCGCCCGAGGCGTGGGGCAGCATTGAACACGGGGAGATGAACGCATGAGAGATGACCAATCCCGTATCCGTTTCGTTCGGCCCTACCAAGCGTACCGGCGTGGTGACGTGATCGTGATGGACAAGGGGCCAGCCAAGAGCCTTGTGCTGCATGGCTACGCCGTCAATCACGTCGAGGAGCAGCCCCTGCTCGAGGTAGCGACCGTTGAGCGCCGCGACGTTGAAACCGCAGACGCCCCGCGTAGGAGAAAGCGCCGATGAGGTACCGCAGTTTGATTCGCAGCACGGAACCCGCCAGCAACCCCGTAACGCTGGCCGAGGCGAAGCTGCACCTACGCATCGACAACACCGACGACGATGCCTTGATTGGCAACCTTATCACGGCGGCTACCCGCTGGGCTGAGGATTATTGCGACCGGACGTTTTGCAACACGCGGTGGCAGATGCGCGTGGACTCGTTCTACGGGGCCATCGGCTCGCCGGTGCAGTTTGGCTTGAAGGCGGACGGCAACAACATTGACGGCCGCCAAGGCACCGTGCCGCAGTTGGACTTGGAGTTGCCACGCCCGCCGATGGTGACGGCCGGAACGGCCACGGCCATCACGATCACGTACACGCCCGCTGTGAGCGGCACCACGGCCACGCTGGACTCCACGTCGTACCGGGTGGACCGCCAGGCCACGCCGGGGGTTTGCCGCCCGCTGTACGGCCAGACGTGGCCCTCGCACCTTGTTGATCAGAACAGCGTCACGGTGACGTGGTGGGCTGGCTACTCGTCAGACGGCACGAGCGTCCCGGCCCCGGTGAAGTCTGCTATTCTCCTGATCGTCTCGCAACTGTGGAGCAACCGTGACGCAGCCCAAGAGGCGGCCTTGAATGAGGTTCCGTTTGGCGTCAAAGCGATGCTCAACACGCTGCGGTGGGGGAGTTATTGCTGATGATGCTTCCTGCTGGGAAAATGTGGACCCGCGTGACGATTCAGCAACCGTCTCCAACGGCAAACGAGGTTGGCGAGCCGGTGCTAACGTGGTCCACTTTTGCCACCGTGTGGGCCGACGTGCAGCCGCTGTCGGCTCGAGAAACTGAGCGGTACGCCGAAGCCGTTGGATTCATGAGCCACAAGGTGCGGATTCGTTACCTCAACGGCCTTACGTCAGCCATGCGGATTGTGTACCGAAACAGAGTTCTGGAGATCGGCCAAATAACGGAACACGACAGGTTGGATTATCAGGAAATCGTCTGCACTGAAAAAAGAGACGCATCTTTCGTGCCTACTGTTCCTTCCGCTCCTGTGATTTACACGGCTAGGGATACGGAACTGATTCAATGGACAACTCCCAGTGACGGCGGCTCTGCTCTCACGGGGTACAAGCTCTACAGAAACGGCGTTCTGGTGGAGCCTGACGACCCAAACAATCCGTGGACCGAATCTAGTTCGGACACGTATGTAGTCGGTTCCGTGATGCAAGTCCGCGCCGTGAACGCCGTTGGGGATGGACCGCTTTCAGATCCGGTAACGGTGGCATAAGGAACACGCCATGAGCCTGCCCGAAGCCCCAGAAGCATTTCTGTACGCACGCCTGACGAGCCGCACGGCCGTCTCTTCTCTCATTAGCACGCGCGTGTACCCGCTGATTGCCCCACAGGGCGCGCCGCTGCCGCTCGTTGTGTATCAACGCACTGCGGTGGAGCGTCCCCAGTCGCTTGCTGGCAACGTCGGCAACCCCGTGGTGACGCTGCAGCTGACCACCTACGGCACGTCGTACACGTCGGTAAAGTCGATTGCTCGAGCGGTACGCCTGGCGGTGGATGGCTGGACTGGCACGACGGCAGGCGTGACGATCCAGCGGAGCACGTTGCAGAGCGAGGCTGACGGCGTGGACTTGCCCGCCGATGACCAGATGCTGCCGTACTACTCAGTGGTGCAGTCGTTTCAGTTTCGCATCAACGAGGCGACGTAATGGCCCGCCAAGTCACGTTCAAGATCAACACGACGCAGAAAGATGCCCGCTGGCTCAAAGAGAAAGCGTTGGCGGACGCCTTTCAGGTTGAGCCGTCTGAGGTGGTGGAGGCCGTAGAGCACGCACTGCAGCCTGCACTGTGGGCTCTTCGCAAGAACGTCTTAGCGGCTAAGGTTCGCACTGGCAGGCTGCGTTCATCGCCTGGGACTGTGGTGCGGAAATATGGCGGCAAGTCCCGGCTGACGGTTGTGGGGCTTGTTGGCTACAAGTCGGGCGTGGCCCCGCACAGCCCGTATCTGGAACTTGGCACGCCCCCTCGTGCCGGGCGTGGCAAAGTCGTGGCCCGCCGGTTTGCGTGGCTGGCCTACTACCAAAACAAGGCGGCCATGAAGGCAACCCTTCAAGCCAACCTTGAAGCCGTCATGCAGAATGCCATAGACGGCGTGGAGTAACTGCAAGGGGTGCCTATTGGTCGCCTAGTTTGTGAATAGGGCTTGCCGCCCATAACTCACTAGGAGAGGCCACGATGGCAACTGATTCGCAGGGCAATAGCTTTGTCTTTGCTAGCTCGACGTACACCGTCACGAGCGTCACCGTCACGCCCGGCGGCGATCTGCTGGACGAGTCGCACCTGGGCCTTGCCACCGGTGCGGGGCGACGATACCAGACCCCGGCGCTCAAGGATGACGAGATCAGCATGGAGGCCCTCGGCACCTCAACCGTGGCGGTTGGCACTAGCGGCAATCTCGTGTTTGCCAGCACGACGTACACCGCCATCTGTGCGAGCTCGAGCGTGGCCTACGCCGTTGGTGAGTTGGTCAAGCAGTCCCTGACGTTCAAGGTTCGTTCATAGCCGAGGGACGGCATGGCGAACGTCTCGCAGGGCACGACCGTCACCTGGAAAAGCACTGCGCTTTCTGAGGTGATTTCTATTTCCGTGGACGGCGTGTCTGCGGACGTTGTTGAGATAACGCCCAGGAGCTACCAAGGGCGCGACAAGCGTTTCAAGTCCGCAGACGGCGACTATGGCACCATCACCGTGCGATGCCGTGGCACAGCGGCAATGAATACGTCGTACGTCACGACCACGGGCTTACTTTCCATCACGGCCCCCGGCGCGTCGTTCTCTTCTAGCAAGAGCATCCTTCAATCGCTTGCGTGGAATGCTAGCGTGGGTGAACTGCAGGAGTGGACCGCTGTATTCAAGATTACGGAGTAGCCATGCCGTCTCTGACAAAAGACCAGATTCTTGCCGCTGACGATTTGGGAATGCTCAAGCTCACTGTGCCCGAATGGGGTGGTGATGTGTACGTGAGAGTTATGAGCGTGGGAGAGCGTGACGCCTACGAAAACGAATGGATGCGAAAGAAGGAAACGGGCGTTGACGATTTCCGCTCCAAGTTTCTAGTGCGGTGCCTTGTGGACGATAAGGGCAACCGGCTCTTTGACAACGGCGACGTTGCGAAGCTGGCGGCAAAGTCTGCCAAGGTTGTGAATCGCGTTTGGCAGGCCGCCATGGAACACAACAACCTTTCCGATGAGTCGATTGAGGAACTGGCAAAAAACTGAGAGCCCGGCCAGACCGGGCCTTCCTGTTTCGTTTGGCGTTAGCGACTGGCTGGAGTTGGGAATACGTCAACGCGATGCCGGTGACGTTGCTGAGAGAGTGGATGGCGTTCGATAGGTACGTGGAGCCGTTTGGCAGGGAGTGGCAGCAGACTGGAACGCTGGCGGCGTTGACGATAGCCCCGCACGTCAAAGGCAGGACACCAAAACCGGAAGACTTTATGCCGATTCGTCGGCCGCCGATGACAGGTGCTGAGATTGCCGCAGAGCTCGGAAAGCTAAGACCGCAGAACAATGGCCAAACTTGACCTAGCATTTCAGCTGAGCGCGAACGCCGATGGCGTAGCAGCCGGCGTTGCGCAGGCAGACCGCGAGTTGGCCAAGGTTGGGGCCAGTGCAAAGGCCACGGCTGCTGAGTTTCGCCAGGCGGCGAAGATCACGGCGGAACTGCGGACGCCCGCCGAGAAATACGCCGACACGATCGGCAAGCTCGACGCGATGATGCAGAAAGGCATTCTGTCGCAAGAAGTCTACGGCAGGGCCGTTGCCAAGGCCGACGCAGAACTCAAGGCGGCCACCTCGAGCACCGACCATATGGCCCGAGCGGCCAGCGTCACTGAGCGAGTCGTGAACGGTCTGAGTGGTGCGATTGGCGGTATTGGCAATGCCACCAAGAGCGTGGCGGATGCTGGCGTGAGCGTCATTGCGTTTGGCAAAGACATCGCGTGGACGTACACCCAATGGCGAGTGCTCAGTGCCATTCGTAATCCTGCTGGGCTCAAGGATTTTGCCATCAGTGCCTTTAAGGGTGCCATGGCCGCCCGCACGATGATTCTGGCCGCCAAGGCTCTTGGCGTCGGCCTGGCCCTTAGTGGAGGTGCCGCTGGAACTACTGCAGCTGCTGTGCTGGGGCTGAGCAATCCGCTCATCGGCGGTGCCTTGCTGGCGATCAATCTCGGCAAGGCGTTTCTGAACGCAAAGGACCGAGCCTTTGAGATGGCAGCCGGAATCACTGCCGGTACCGTCGCGTTGGAATCGCTGAACGCTGAGCTTGGCCAGGTGCAGGCCCAGCAGGTGGACAACCTAGCCTTTGCCATGGAAGAGGCGACTGCTGCCGGCGAACGCTCTGAGAGTGCATTCGCGGGGCTGGCTGATGTGTTCGTGACGCCTTTCATCGGAGCCTTTGCAGCCGTTCAATCCGGACTTGCTGGCTTTACGGACGGGATCAGCGGCGTCATCGAGGGCATCACGTCGATTCTGTCGCCAATCGCTCAAGCATTTGCACCAGTGGCCACGCTCCTTGGAACGGTTGTCGAAGGCGTGCTGAAGCTTATTGGAGTGCTGGGGGAAGCTCTTGGCATTGTGCTGAAGGTGGCCGGAGCGGTTGTGCAAACTTTCCTTTCGCCGTTCATCGTCGGGCTCACAAATGTCGTGGAAGCCATCCGCAGCGGGATGAATGCGGCCTTTGGCTACATCGGGGACCAGATTGATTGGGCCAGTCAGAAGATTAAGGACTTCTACGCCTTCATGTCGAAGGTGCCAATCATCGGCCGGGCGTTCTCTGGTGGTAGCAGTCCTGCCGCTGGTGCTGCGGCGGATGCTGCTGCGGCTGGAGGCTCTTCTGAAACAAAAGACACCCTTGATGCAGACTTGGAGATTTACAAGGCAAGGCTGGCCAATCAACAGGCTCTTGCCGATGCAGACCAAAAGGCTGCCCAAGACCGCATGGACATGGAGCAGAAAATCTTTGAGGCACAGCGAGCCAACGAAGAATCAATCGTCGCCGCACGCAAGAAAGCGGAGCAAGAGAAGTTTGACTTTGAAATGAATCTGCTTGCTGCTCAGCGAGAGAACGAGCAGAAGCTGATTGAAGCAGACCGGAAACGGGCAGAGGACGCCGCTGCCGTTGACGAGAAGATGGCCGGCAAGCAAGGCGACGTTGACGCGATCGTGGCTGAGCGTCAGTCGGCCCTTGGCGGCAAGTCCAACGAAGCCTTGAAGGCCAGCGACGTTCGCTCTAGCGAGGGTATGGCCCAGTTCCTGGCCTTAGCATCGGGCCGCGAAGATCCCGCCATTGCTGAGTACCGCAAACAGACTCAGAAGCTTGACGAGATCCGTGGCGAGCTTCGGGCCTTGCAGCAGGAAAAGGTAGACATCCTAGGAGCAGCCGCGTAATGGGCGTCGTCTCCTATACCGAGCTCGCCACCGTCGCCGCTTCGCGGAAGTTTGGCGAAGCGCCCACTTTTCAACGCAAGTTCGTTGTTGAGGTGGATGACCCGGCGACTTCTCAGACAACAATTGCCAACGCGCCCGGCATTTCGTTTCTGGCAGCACATCCAGAAGCGTCCTACTGCAAGGCAATGAATGTAGGCGTTTCCAACTACAGCGGCTCCCGCTGGCACTACGAGGTGACGTGGGACTACGAACTGCCCAAGCAGCAGAACGTAGACCCGAATCCGCTAGCTCGAGCAGACATTTGGAAGTGGAGCACAGGCGGACTGCAGGTTCCGGCGCTCTACTACTACGAGACTGGCGACGTTCTCACGCCGCTCCAAAACTCCGCTCAGGACTTCTTTGAAGGCGTGCAAACCGACATTTCTACGCTCCAAGCGTCCATCAGCGGCAATCGTGCCACGTTTGATTACGGGCTGGCCACGACGGTGACTAACGCAATCAACTCGTCTGCGTACCTTGGCGGTGCTGAATACACATGGAAGTGCTCAGGCATCGCAGCCACGCCTGCCGTCGAGGTGGTGAATGAAGTCGAGATTCGCTACTGGCAAGTTGAAGTGACGCTGGAGTATCGCCCTGACGGGTGGCCGCTGCAGCTGCCCAACGTCGGGTGGAACTACCTGGACGGCGGCACCAAGGAGCGAGTCTACGTGATTGATTCGCAGACTAAGGAAAGGGTTCCATCGAGCAACCCGCAACCACTCAACACCGATGGCACTCTATCCACAGGAGCGCCTACCATCCTTTACCGCCGCGTTCATAAGGCCGTGAACTTTCAGCAATATTTCGGAACGCCAACACAGCAGTAGGAGCAGCCATGCCTGATCTCACTTGGAACATCAACGCCCAGCTGGCCAAGGGCTCGCTCAACCAAGCCCTAGTGGCGTCTGGCGTCACCGCTGATTGCAGTGCCAGCGGCATCAACACGCTGACGCTCACGCCAGGGACCAACGCCGCCGGCACTGTGGCGATCACAACGGCCATGATGTCTAGCGTTGGCCTGTTCTTCGCCCGCAACCTGTCCACGGTGGCCACAGCGGCCGTTTCCTTTGGCCAGCTGTCCGCAGGGGCTCTCGTGCCTTGCGTGTCGCTCAAGGGCGGCGAGGCTGCCGTAGGGCGTCTGGCTGCTGGCAACTACGCGGCTCAGTCCAACCTCGCCGGCACGCAGCTGGTGGTCAGCATCGTTGAGGGCTGACCGTGGCAGAGCAGGGAGCAAGCAACGGCGCAGGGCAGGCGGCTGGCAAGTCGTTCGTGTCGTTCTCTCGCCCGGCGGCCCAGCGGATCGCCAAGGCGGTTCGCACCGTTGAGGCCGGCGACCGCAACCAGCCTGGGCTCACGTTTGACCACCCAATGCCGGGCGGCGTGGCGGGCAAAGTCTTTCGCGTCTGCACGTTTACGGGTGCGTGGAGCAAAAACTCTGCAAAGGTCGTGACGTTTCGCGGGATTACGTCAACGCCCAACACTGCGGTGGCCCAAAACATCTTCGTGGCAATCACCGGAACTACATCAACGTCTACAACAAAAAACTGCGCGATCGCCAAAGACGGCACAGCGTGGTACCTGATCGCCGCGGAGTGCTCGTGATGGTGCTACTTCCGGGGTGTTCGTGCTGCGCGGCGACGTGCGCAAGCCTCGCCACGTTCTACAACTCAGCAACAAGCCTAGAACTAGACATAGAATCGTATGACTGGGAGCGTACAACTGTCTATGAGACAAAAAACAGTTTTTGTAACCTAGGCAACGGATCGACTGTTACCGGCAGAGTTTCGTCGCCGTGGTCGGCGCTCAATGGCTCTTACTCTTTGACAAAATACTCCTCAAACTCAACTGGATCAACATGGAGGCATCAGTTCACGAGCCCTTGTTCTGGCGTGTTTGGGTTTTTTGATCCACCAAGAATTGATATTGGCGTTTCGATTGCTGGTCTTAGTATTCTTGTGAAGTACATTACTTACAGCGCGTGCGACTACTTGGGTGGTAGCCTTTCGGATACATGCACGATAAATGCAGACGTGCAATGCAGCGGAAGCCCTCTGGCTATTACGCAGCGGTATAAACGATCTCCTGCACAGCAGGAAAAAACCAGTACTATTAGCTGCGACGCCGGCTTTTGGGCATCAACTGAAATAGGCGTCACTACGAACACATTTCCATCCCCGGCTTTTTCCGAAAGCATTGCCGTTCCTGATCTCGGGCCATGCACAATCAACGACGCAGGGATTCAGTATGTTGGTCCTGTTAGTTCATCGACGAGCGGCGACCCTGTCGTAAAAATCAAAAACCTTAAGTTTGTTTTCTAATCAGATGGACTGCGACATCGACCCATCGTCGCTCCGCTGTCGCGTCTGCGGCGCGGCAGTCTCCGCTCCGCACGTCCGCCGCAACTGCGGCACGCCGCCACGGCCCGGCCTGGGCGACCTATTGAAGGCTGGCCTATCCGCCATCGGCATCACCGAAGAGCGAGTCAGTGCAGCCATTGGCCGCCCATGTGGATGCTCTCAAAGGGCCGAGGCGCTCAACGAACTGGGCCGCAAGATCGGCATCGGTTGACGCCCCCGCTACGGTGGTTCTTGAAAGGGCGAGCCGTGGCAGACGATCACGTTTTTACGTTGAACGGCGACGAGCGGTGGCTAGTCCGGTTCACTGATCTCAAGGGCCAGGCGTACGGCTACACCTACAGCCAGAAGAGCAAGCGGCCAAGGATCTTGATTCACAGCGGGCTCAAGGGCCGGCACAAGCTCACGATCCTGACGCACGAGCTACTCCATGCTCTTTTTCCCACGGCCAGTGAAGAGCACGTCGAGCAGGCAGGCAAGGACATCAGCAAGGTGCTCTGGGCGTTGAACTTCCGCGAGGTGACTGATGGGCCGTAGCTCTGGCACATTCCGCAGGAAGAACGCATCGGACGCCTGGAACGTCACGAGCTTAGATGGCAGCGTCACCCGCATAGACTTCCAGACACGCCTATGGGTGCTGCTCTCTAGCGACTGGCACTGGGACTCGGTGAAGTGCAACCGCGAGAAGCTCACGGCGGATCTGACGAAAGCCCGTGAGTTGAACGCCGCAGTGCTCAGCATTGGCGACCACTTTGACGCGATGGGTGGCAAGTACGACCCGCGATCGAATGGCAAGTGGGACGTAAGGCCAGAGTTTCAGAGGGGCAACTACTACGACGACATCGTGACGCAGTGCGCCGAGTACCTCGAGCCGTACCGCGAGCAGATGGCGCTGATAACGCCGGGCAACCACGAGACGGCCGTCAGGAAGCGCATGGAGACGTGTTTGACTACGAGGCTAGTTGAGCAGCTGCGGGTGCGTGGCAGCAAGTGCCGACACGCTGGCTACTCAGGCTGGGTCATGTTCCGGGCCAAGGCCGGAAAGACGAGCACCGCACTGTACCGACTTTGGTACCACCATGGTTATGGTGGAGGTGGGCCTATAAGTCGTGGAATTTTGGACTACTCACGGTATCTCATCGACGTTGACGCAGACTGCATCCACGCAGGGCACGTCCATCAACGCACGATGGTGGAGGCCAGCCGGCAACGGCTCTCGCCTACGGGGCTCGTGCGGGTGCGGCCGATTCACCTCGTGCGATCGGCGGCCTACAAGCAGGAATCATTAAGCGACG